AAAGATTCTATCCCAATTATCATCAATCTTTTTCTTATCTTCTTTTCTTCTGCTTGAGCCTTTGCCACCATGCCACTTACTCATAACGTTCCCAACTGACTCATTGCTTTATGTATTCTATCTAACTCTGGGTCATTTAAATGCCCATAGATTCCAACATCTCCTGAGAAAGAATATTCACTCATAAAATCAAGTGGTGGTTCCACAAAATCTTGAGTATCTCTATCCATAAAAGCAACTTCCCATAAGTTTGCTTTCCACCCATAAGAACCTGTAAATCTTACAGCTGATACTATGTAATCATCATAGTCAAATTGTATACGTTCACCGTCGTGCCACGGCTTTCTTTCTGGCCATTTACTCATTAGTCTTCCCTCTGGCCAAAGCCATAATCAATTACAACTGGGAATCTTGGGATTCCATCAGGCGTCTCGTTAAAATATCTTAATGTAGCCCAATCTGGAGTGTTACCATCGTTCCACAATTTTTCTAGTACTTTTTGTGTACCTCTTACTCCTGCTCCAAAGTTTGTTCCATCGGGTTTACGTAATACAAAATGTTTTACATAACCAGCCCAGTTACCTTTACCTTCTAACATTGACACAACTTGAAATTCATCAGTAATAAACTCTTTACGTTTGAGTAAGAATTTACTTCTTTTGTTTTCGTAAGCTTTATCAATTCGTACCATTTGGCCTTCATAGCCATCTTCCATCCACGTTGAGTATAATTCATCAAGGCCATCTTGAGTTTGAGTTAAGATAGTTTCAACAACTTTAATTGAATCCATATCAGAAAGTGTCATACCCATCTTAAAAAATCTGCCTGAGAAGATTAAATCCTTGTGAGAAGTGTCATACATGTCATAAACGTGGTATTGTACAAGCTTTTTAGCTTCTAAAGTGTCATACTCTGTAGTTTTTTGTTTACGAACAAGAGATGTAATCTTATTAAAATCATCTTTAAGCTCGTGATTATATAGTTCACCATCAAATGTAAACTCTGGATGTTTATCAAAAATTGGTTTAATCTCTTCCCATATATGTGGGCAACTTGTGATTGGTTTATTTGCTCTTGTCCAAAGTCCACTCTTATTCGCAATACATCGTATACCATCAAGCTTTGGTTGAGCAATAACAGGAAAGATATCATCATTCTTTTTGTAACCACCAGCTAGCATTGGTTTAAATGCTGTATAAGAGTCAATGTCTTTGATATCTTTAAAATACTCTTTTTCAAGTTTGCGATCGTAAATACTCATTGCTTCAGATATTGCTTGAGTATAAGCTGTAGTAGAATTTGCACGACCAACGTTTTTTGCAACTGTCTTTTTCCAACCAGAAGTTACAAGCTTTCCATCTTGTATTCCTGCTGTACTTCTTGTTGCAGCATCGTCATCAGAGTTCCAACCATAGTCAATAGTCAATTCACGAACTTTACCTTTCGTATCTCTCTTGTATAATGTTGGTAATGAAGATATATTTTGCATGTTACTTTCCTATATGTTTTACGTCTGAGCGTGGTATTACTTGATATGCTCCTTTGTTATATGCAGGAGCTACTGTGAAGTTTTTACTTTGTTCTGCTTTCCAAGAGTGGTCAACAGATTTAACTGGTTTAGTTAATGGTGCTGATGGATAACGCTCACGATGATTTTCTAAAGTCTGTCTCCAGTCATTAGTTAATTCGAGTGGTTTGAAAGAAGATTGGATTTTAGTACGACCATAAGCATAGTCAATATACTGTTGTAATGTGTCGTATCGTAAGTCATGCATACCTTTACGTTTCATGTCACGATTGTGCTGTCGCCATTGCAGTTCCAGCTCTTGCATCTTTGCTTTTGTGATTTTGACTTTACGCTTCTTAGAGCTTATTGTCGATAATCCTCTAGCTAATCCCATAAAATAAACCTCATAATATAAAGAACTATTATAACACGTTCTGTGGCATTTGTCAACCCCTAAGGGAAAATTGGTGGTCGATTATTTGGCGTTCCTTTCCTGTTCAGTATGTCGACAGTTCGGGTGTTGCTCCCTAATTCAGTGGCCGTCGTGGGTCCTAAATGGTAGAGCTATTAACTCCGTGATTCCATCTCGCCGTCGTGGTTTATCCCACCAATTTTTTTAACTTTTACCTTCTACCTTTGTAGCTATATGTTAATCTTTCTTGTGCTGCCTTTTTGAGCCATCTCTTTCTGCCTTCTGCAGCTTTACGCTTTCTTTTTGCAGTTGGTTTCTCGTAGAATTCTCTTTCTCTTACTTCCTTTATAATTCCAGCTTTTTCAATCTGTTTTCTAAATTTTCTAAGAGCTATATCAAATGGCATATCAGTTGGAGGCCTTCTATCTTTTGGATGTCTTGGCCCCGGTCTCAAATCAACGGTACGACCGCTGAAAGATTTATTTTTATTATTGTATCTCATAGGTATTATTATAACATAACAAAAACGATTTGTCAACATGTTTTTGCAATTAATTTAAAATGTTTCTTATAATATATTTTGTATACTATAAGAAACAAAAAAGAGGGCCCTTGTGAGGCCCTCTTCGTGAAACAATTTGGGGCGGTGAACCTTTATTAACGAAATTCATTAAGTAGTGTAGAATTGTCAATTGTCGTTCTGCCGCTACCCCGAGCTAAAAGCCTCTATTATTAAAACTTAAAGTCGACTGACTGGCCTAGGACTTACGTCTTACTTTGTTAATATCAGTAGTCCAGGTAGGGTTAGCCGAAGCTTCCTACTATCTCTTCTAAAGATAAAGACCCTTGACCGCTAAGTCATTGTGTCGTTATAAATCGCAAAATCTATAACCTGTCTCGTTTCAGCACTGCGGGGTTTTCCTCCCACTTTGGTATCAAGCGTTTCCTCATACCCTGGCTCGTCTCAGTCTCTATTGATTTGTTCTATCCCACCATATTATCACTTTCCAGCGCGGTCTTCCTCAAGCTACCGTGTGGGTTGTCCACCTTTAATCTTGCCTCTGAACGATCGATAAAGTCGTCATCTCGTGCAAACTGTCTCCTCGGTGTGTAGAACCGCGAGTTCTACTTCCTCTTACCGACGGGGGTGTTTCCCTCAATATAAGATAATTATATCAAGTTGTTTCGTCTTTGTCAACCCTTTTTTGAAAATAATTTAAAAAAGTTTTGATTAGAATGTCCAATCATTGATGATTAATTATAAGTGTTATTGTAACACGTTATTTTGTATTTGTCAACCCTTTTTGAAAAATATTTTACTTTTTTCGCTTTTCCATATAAGCTGACCATTTGTCATATTGCTTTTGGTCAACAACACCTTCTGATAATAGCTTCTGTCTATTCTTTAAATGTGCTGATTGTGTATCTTCTTTGCTTCCACCAGTATATGGAACACAATGGCCTTCTTTTGCCATAATTTCTGTAGCCATACACCATCTATCTTCTTTGCTGTAATAAACACTAAAGTCACCAAGGATTCTACCAAACTTTCCTTTGGCGTCTTCTCCACCACGACCTTTAAATGTCTTTAATACAACATCTTTCTTTAATAATTCTTTTAACGCTTTTTTCGCTGCAAGTCCAAATAGTTTTTCAACCTTGTCACGCGTACGAGACTCTGGTGTATCAATGCCCATAATACGAACACGCTCGTTGCGAAGCCAAACACCAAAACCCAAGTCAATGTCGACATCAACTGTATCTCCATCTACCACTTTAATTAATTTTGCTTTATACTCATACATTATATGATTCTCCTGTTAGTTGAAGCTATTTATCTTCTTTTACACCAAACATGAATCCACCATTTAAAGTACTTTCGTCCTTCACCATAAGCTGCCGACTCTAATCTATTATATAACAAATTCAATAAAAGCTACTATTGAAATAGCTAACCACATTGCTAATCCGATAACGATAATTAACAAAATAGAAGCTTGTCCTATTCTGTCAAGAAAGTTCTGCAACCAATCCCACATATTATTTACCTTGTCCGCGATACTTTTTAAATCCACGCTTTTTGGATTTATTCATCGTTGACATACTTTTTGGTCTTTTACCAATGCTCGTACCTTTTTTCACCCCGTCGTGAGATGTAGAGTATGCGCTATTCTTTACTGCCATATCTTTTTTCCTTTAAATAAGTTAATAGAGATGTATAATCTCCAATGTATTTTTCATTAACAAACACGTTTGGAATTACATCCATATTTGCTTTACCTTCAACACACTCTAAATAAAATTTACGAATAGAGCGATCAAAGTATTCAAAGTCCTCACTATAATCTCGACACAATTTTCTTGCTTTATCACATACGCCACAATCTCTTTGGCCGTATATTTTAATCATTGTAATTAATAGATGATGTTACTTTTTGTTTTTTAAACTCTTCGTTTTCGTATAACTGTTGCCAAACTTGCTTTGTAACTTTTTCTGTATGCAAATAAGAATAGTAAGCTGTAATCATACCAAATACCATTGGTGTTAGAAAAATAACTAATAGCATTAAACTAAACGGACTTAGAAACTGATTCATAGCAATGTCTATGGTGTCAGGATTCATTTTTTGCTCCTGGCTTCTCAGTTTTTGCATTCCACTTAGATACGTATTGTAGTTTCTTTTCTCTATCCCAATCTTGTGCAAGCTCAGGATTTTCTTTATCAAACCATCTAATCATGTGGTCTTCGTCGATAATATCAACTGATGAAATTGTTTCACCTAACCATCTTTGACTGAATTCGTTTGCCTCTTCACAAGTAATAATATCACTGGCCCACTGTTCTGCGAGCTTATCAGTTAGTTTTACATCAGGATTGGTTTCTTGCAAACCATCCATCGGAATCATATATGTTTGTCTAAAGCTAGACACACATTCCACTTTTACATATTTTTTCATAATATACCTCAATTAATTATATAATAAACAACATACCCATTAAAAATCCAATATTAAACCCAATAGAACATACCAACATCATATCTTTAGTAAAACTCTTTTGTTCATATTCGTAAATTTTAATCTTGTTCCATGCTCCAAGTCTTGCTGACTTTACGTGCTCTTTCCATCTCGGTATTATCCTCGATGCCCTTGCCATTTGTATTTGGCTTTTTAATTTCTACTCTAGAAGAATGTGGAGCTCCAAATTCTCTTTCGTAAACTGTCTGTCCCTTATCTGGGCTCTCATAAATTTTTGTCATTGCCATAACTCCAATCCAAAAAGTTTGTTCTGTAAAGGTTTATCAAAAACTGTCATGTCTTTATAAGCCTCGTTTTCTACTTGCTTTTCGTAAAAAGCTCTTAGTTCTTTGTATGCACCTCGTACCTGCACTGGCATTACACCACCTTGCAAAATACAGCATTCAAGTTCATTAGCAAGTTTTCTTGCCAATCTAATTTCTTCTGCGGTTCCACGATCGTGGGTTTCAAAATCATTATTCATTATATATTCCTCAAAATAATACTAGTTAAATATAACAGTAATAATACTGTTCCTAAAAAGCTTCCAATCAACATAAGTCCAAATAACAATACACTACCTAGAGTTGGCTCGAAAGGTTTGTCTGGTAATTTGCCTACACCGATTAGGGCTTTAAATACTTCTTTAATCATTAAAATATAATATCATTGAATGCAAATACAGCCAACATCATACCAAATACTGTGATTTGTATAATAGCTGGAATAACAACGAACATGACCATAGGGTCAAAGTCCATTCGCATCCAATAATCGTCTTTGTGCCAATCTTCTACTTGCTTTGGCGTAGCTTCTTTATAATTTAATTTTTCCATAGTCCATCTAATATTTCTTCGACTTCTGGGTAGGAATCCATCTCGTCGACTATCATATCAATTTCATCTAAGCGATCGAGTTCTTCAGCTAACCGATATGCATAATGTTGTCTATGCAATTCTTGTAGAAACATATTAACTCTTAACCAACGTTCACGGTTAAAGTCTGCGTTATCTTCGTTACCTGAATATTTACTCATTACTTAAATAATCCTATCTTCTCTCCGGCTTTAATTCTACGGTCATATTCCTCAGGTGAGTCTGGATATCTCCACCCCCATGCTGCTCCTAGTGCCATAAAGGTACCAGAATAAGCTACTGCTTTCCAGTTTCCTGTGAATACAATCATACACAATAAAGCAAATGCCATAAATCCTAACATCATGTACTTTGCTTTTCTTGGGAATACTTTCTTTGTTTCCCAGTTTGTTAAGAATGGTCCAAATAATTTGTGGTTATATAACCAATTGTGCATTTTATCTGAACTCTTTGCAAAACAATATGCTGCAAATACTGCTGGAATACTAAATGGTATCCCTGGTAGAATCACTCCTACGTAAGCAACTCCTAAACTTAAAAATCCTAATCCACCCCATGCTAACTTTTTCATGTTCATGTTAATATCGCCTTAATGTGTTCTGCAGCTACTATAACTGCATCTTGTCCACCTATACGCACTGGCATAGCTTTATCCCAAGATAGATATACTGTATCACCTTTGTTTAAGTGTGCTGCACCTGTGGCAGGACCTACTGCAATTACAATACCAGGTTCTGATGCTGTTGCTTTAACTTCAGATGATAATATAATACCACCTTCTGTTTTTGTTTCTTTTGGAGCAGCTGCTACTAACACTTGCTCACCTATCATTTGAATACTCAAATTGGTCTCCTAGTTACCGCAGATTTAAGTCCACTACTTTTTTCACTACGTTGTTCTTCTATTTCCATATTCATAATCTGTTTTTCGTCAATCAAAGGTTTAGCAGGAGCCTCACGTTCACGTTTAAATGCAGCTGTTGATACAATCAATAGCATTATTGCAAGTGGGTCAAATACAAATATAATTGTTAAAATAATCCAACGAACAGCATTATCGTAATATGATTCGGCGTCTTCACCGTATATCATATCAGCTATATATTTTACTGGTCCCAATTCTGCTTCTTGGTCCAATTGCTGTCTTAGTATTGGCATCTTTTGTTCGTTAAGAGCAACTATCTCATCTACTAAAATATCAATATTAGCATTGATTTCGTTACGCTCTGGTGTTTGTACTTTATTGACATAGTTTCTATCTTTTGGTTGACTTGTCTGAAGTACATAATCTAAACTCTCTAACCTACCAGTGAGATTGTTTAGTTGTAATTGTTTACCATCTAATCTTTTATCTACAATACTTGCTTCAAGGCTATAACTATCACCAGTTATAGATGCATCGATATGTGCTTTTGAAAGATATCCAAAGATACCCATGCTTGTTATAAGCATTAATACGACAACTGCTGTGGTAAAATAGGCTCGAACAAGATTATTAATTCTATCCCATTCGTAATGTAACCATGCAGCTGATACTATTTTTCCAAACTCTAATACAGTTGCCATAAAAGCAATTGCAATTGCAGCACCACTGAAGATTGTCATTAGACCGACAATACTAAAATAGGCAGCAGTCGTTGCGAGAGTTAAAGATGTAAATAAGGTTAACCATTTCATAATATTATTTATTTCTACAGAGAATATTTCCAATTGACGCTTGCATGTTTTGCTTCATCTTCACGCACACATACAATCATATCCCTTAAAGTTGCTCCTTTATCCATTTTATAATATTGAATTGCTAAATCTGGAGCAGGTACATTTTGTATTGTACCTTCATCAATTAATTCTAAATAATTTGTATAACTACGAACAGCTTCTTCTTCAAAGTAATGTACCATGCGGTGTGCTGTCTTTGGAAAAAATACATACATGATAAAATAAAAATTCCAAAATATTCCTTGAGCTATTAATATTAACCATCTTTCAAATACATTTGGTTGTGCTATTTCAATAAAGAACATGAGATGCATTCTTTCATTTTCAGCTTCTTCAAGCAATTCACGAATCATTGGACCATATCCTGTTTCCATTCTTCGTAAACTTTTTAAATGAATCCACATACCTGCAACCATACCTGGTACTCCAGCTATAGTTTCAAGCACTACTGCACGATGTCCATATCTTTTAGCAAAGAACGTATCTGCAAAGAATCTAAAAAACTTTGTCATTGAACTTGCTACTAAATCTTTCATACTTGTTGGAATGTATCCTCTAATGCTTCAACTAATTCGTACATCATAGTTGTTGTGTGAATCGGAGTTGGAGTAATCCTTAGTCGTTCTGTTCCTACATCGACTGTTGGACTATTAATTGGTTGAATATAAATTCCATGTTTGTTTAAAAGATAATCCGACATCTCTTTACATCGTTTTGCTTCTCCAACCATTATTGGAATAATATGAGTACATGCTTCAGGATGTACTTCTAAACCAGCTTCAATTACCATATCTTTAATAATTTTACTATTACGCTGATGTGTTTCTCTTACTTCATTATGTTCCATTAAAAATCTTATTGATGCAATACTACCTGCGCACATTACTGGACTTAAACTCGTTGTGAATATAAACCCAGAAGCTACAGACCTGATAGCATCAAGAATGATGTCATCACCAGCAATATAACCACCGTGACCACCAAACGCTTTTCCAAGTGTTCCATTTATAATATCTACCCTATTTGATAATCCTAATTTTTCACAATAACCTGCACCAGTATCACCATATAATCCAACGGCATGAACTTCGTCAATATAAGTTATTGCATTGTACTTATCTGCTAAATCACAGATGTCTTTTATTGGTGCAACATCACCGTCCATACTGTAAACACTTTCAAATACTATACATGGAGTTAGGAAATTCTCTTGGCATGTTTTCAATGCTGCTTCCAATTCTTCCATGTTATTATGTTCCCAGATAATTTTATTAGCACGACTATGTTTAATTCCCATAATCAATGATGCATGATTTTTATTATCTGAAACAAAACAAATATCTGGAATAATACGGCTAAGAGCGATCATGCTCCATTCGTTGGCTACATATGCAGAAGTGAATAATAAACCACGTTCTTTTTTATGTAATTGTGACAATACATTTTCCAGTGTTACATGGTAATGGGAGGTACCCCCAATATTACGAGTACCTCCACTACCTGAACCTGTTTTATCCAACGCAGTTTGCATAGCGTCAATAACATACTGATTTTGACCCATACCCAAATAGTCATTACTACACCAATTAATAATATTCTTCGGTGAGTATTTACTATACCATGTTGCTCTTGGAAATTCTCCTCGAGTTCTTACAATATCATTAAAAACTCTATAATTTCCGTCTGCTTTAAGTTTTTCAATTACATCTATAAAAGGTTTTTCGTCAATCATGTTCTATCTCTAAGCTGCGTAAGCGTCGTCCCAATCTCCTTTCAAACCAGCAACTTCATATTCAGTCACTCTGTTTTCAAAGAAATTAGTATGGTCTGCACCGTTTAATACCCATTCCAACCAAGGAAGTGGATTGTCTTTTACTTTGAAGTTTGGCTTCATACCAAGTTGTAATAAGCGTCTGTCTGTAATATAACGAATATACTCTTTAACTTCTGCTGTATCCAATCCTTCAATGTTACCCATTTCATAAGCAAGGTCGATGAATTTATCTTCAAGGTCTACAATGTCTTTTGACATCTCATAGATTTCTTTCTTAAACTCATTATCGACAACACGACTATGTTCTTTAACAAATGCTTTAAAGAGTTTTGAGTTACCTTCAACGTGAATACTTTCATCACGAATACTCCACTCTACAACTTTACCCATACCTTTCATCTTACCGAAACGTTGGAAGTTTAATAGCATTACGAAAGAAGCAAAGAGTGCAACACCTTCGTTAAATACTGATTTGGCTAATGATAAACCAAGACCACGTAATGTTGCTGTATCAGCTTTTCTCATATAGTCAATCTTATCGGCCATTTCTGAATATTCTAAGAACGCGTGGTACTCACTATCAGGTAGACCAAGGGTTTCATTTAATAAAGCATAAGCTCTTTGGTGAATACCTTCTCTTGCTGCAAATGACCCAAGCATATTACGAATTTCATTATTCTTAAACTTAGGAATAAATTGGTCGTAATAGTTTTGACCGACTGCAACATCGCTTTGAGTAAATAATCTTAAGATATTTGTAATGTACTCTTTTTCAACTGGTGTAATCTTTCCACCTTTCCAATCAGCTACATCTTCTGATAAATCTAACTCATCTTCAATCCAATGTGCTTTTTCATGTCTTGTTGTAATCTCTACAGCCCATGGATAATGGAATGGTTTATAAGTTTCTGAGAACTCTAATAATCCACCTTGTTTCTTAACAAGAGTATCTGCAATAGCCATCAGGTCATTATATGTTCCAATATGTTTATCATCGATAAAAATTTGTGGTACTGACCTTACCTCTTTGCCATTACTTACTCTTTGGTAAAATGCTAATCTTTGCTCTTCATCATCGAGCACTATTTGTGTATATGTAAATCCTCTTTGCTTAAACCATGCTTTGGCTTTTTCGCAAAAAGGACAATTTGATTTGGTGTATATTGTTACATCCATCTTTCTATCCTTGACAGGCGACACACTCATCTTGATTTTCCTCTTGTCCGTTACTAAATCTTACTGCGTCTGGGTTAATAATGTCATCTAACTTTTCACGTTCGACTTTCTGCGATACGTTTTCAGCTTTGTTAGATGTTTCTGTTCTTAAATAATATAATCCTTTTGTTCCTTGTTTCCAAGCTTCATAGTGAACTTTATGAAGAGTTCCTTTATCTGCTCCTGCAGGGAAGAATATGTTTAGAGATTGTCCTTGGCATAGGTACTTCTGTCTATCTCCTGCAAGTCTGATAAGAGCTAACTGATTTAATTCAATTGCGGTTAAAAATACCTCTTTAACGTGAGGGCTTAAAAAATCCAAATGTTGTACACTGCCGCCATTTGTAATGACTGACGACCAAACTTCTTCGGTATTTTTATTAATAGCTTCCAATTCTCTTTCGAGGTATGGATTTTTATTTAGGTGACTTCCCACCCTTGTTCTTGAAGTAAATGCATTAGCCTTCCAAGGTTCAATACTTGGTGAGGTATTTACAATCATAGAACTATTTGCATTTGGAGCGATCGCTAACATGTGAGCATTACGACGGCCAGTTCCTACCATATCTGGAGCTTCACCTCGTTGTTTACCCATAGTCATAGTTGCTTCAAGTGCTTTTTGTTTAATGTCTTTAAATATAATATCGTTAATTGCTACAGCTTCAGTACTGTCAAACGGTATTAAATGTTTTTGGAAATATGAGTGTAATCCCATAGCTCCTAAACCAAGTGACCTTTCTTGTTCAGCACTAAAACGAGCTTTACTAATTTCATCTCCTGCATTATCAATAAAGAATTGTAATACATTATCTAAAAATACGATAAGGTCTTTGACCATGTTTGTGTCTTTCCAATCGTCATACATTTCTAAATTAACAGATGATAAACAACATACAGCTGTGCGATTTTCATCGGTGACAAGATGTATTTCGTTGCATAGATTAGACCCCTTGATAGTCATTCCCATTGCTTTTTGAGCATCAGGTAATGCGCGATTTGCAGTATCAATGAAGTTCATGTACGGCTCACCAGTACGATATCTTGTTTCTAAAATAAGTTCCCAAAGTTTTCTTGCTTTAATAGTTTCTCTGACTGAACGATCATTAGGGTCTAGAAGGTTCCAGTCTGTACCAGCTTCAACGGCTTTCATAAAGTCATCTGTTATATTGACAGCGTGATGTAGGTTCAGATTTTTACGGTTAACATCACCAGTAGGAATTCTCATATTAATAAATTCAATAATGTCTGGATGGTCAACATCCATATAAGCTGCATAAGAACCTTTACGAGTTCGTCCTTGTCGGTATGCAACCATATCTGCATCAACGGTATGTAGGAATGGCATAGGACCTGGAGCTTTATTTGATACTGCTCTGATCGCTGACCAATGACCACCAACTCCACCACCTTTTACTGATAACCATCTTAACTCATTTGTATGGTCAATTAAACCATCAAGAGTATCTGGCACATAGCTTAGGAAACAAGAAATCGGAAGTGCTTTTACTTTTTCACCTTTGAGGATAGCATTCGACAATACTGGAGATGAATACATGAAATATCCCTTGGAAACATAATCATATATTCGTTGTGCTAATTTTGTGTTACCATTACTAAAACATGCTGCTGACCGAGCAAATGCTTGTTGAGGTGAAGTTTCATCTTCTCTACAGTAATAGTCTTGTAATAATTTGAGTGATTGCTCTGATAAAATTTTGTTTCGCTTATTGTCGATTTCTATGCCACAATATTGCATACTACTCTCCTAGTTATTTTGTTTTTTTCGTGAAGGAATGAAAAGGTGGATAAGAGAAGAGTGTCATTGCGATTTTTTCCAGAATGTGAATTTCATCTTTGCTTCGAGTCCCTTATATACGTTATTTCTAATTGTTTCTTCAATATTTTTATGGCCATTAAGGACCATTTCATTAATGTCTTTTCCTGGTAGGTCATTGGGCCAAATACATATTGCATATCCTTGGTCAATAATCTTTTCCATTCTTTTGTGAATCTCTTTATTACGAGGTTCAGCGTCAAAAACGAATACTGCGTTTTTATCAGCACGTTCTAAAGCTTCGGTATTTCCGTCTGCACCTGCCATTGCAACAGCATTTTTTAAGAACATACAATCTAAAGCTCCTTCGACTACAAAGTATTGCTGGTCAAAGTCGACAACGTCAAGGCCGAATACCTTCGGTTTATCCTCAAACATGATTGTAATGTATCTAAGACTAGAGTCTGGTTTAAAACATCTAGCCGATACTCCAAACATTTTCTTCTGTTTATCGAAGAATGGAATTACCAAGCGAGGTTCGTCCTTATCAGTATTAGCAAACTTATCTGGTATAATAGTATTAACCCAAGTTTTAAATTTTGGGGTGTAAAATAGTCGATAATGTTGCTCTGAAGGAATTACCCTCTTTTGTATATATATTTTAGCAAAATGGTTGTAGTCCAACTGAGACACTTTTTTTATACTTTTTATTGCATCTTTACTTGAAAATTTTGGTGCTTCAAACTTAGTCTTTTCCAACACTGACTTACCGTCATCTTTCTTTGCTTTATTAATAAATTTATCTGATAGGTAATCTTTAAATGCAAGAGGGTCGACTAACTTAAGAAAGTAGGAAAAGGAATGACTTGCACCACAATTGTGACAATAATAGTGAAAGTTGTTGTCTTTCTCAAGTAGCCAACCCCTTGCTTTTGTACGAGACTTTTGGCTGTCACCACATAATGGGCAACGGAAGTTGATTCTGTATGGATTTGTACGTGTGACTTTGAATCTCTCCATGCGACCTGCAAGAGATTGTGCGTATTGTACGTCAACGAAATCTATCATAATAAAAGTATAAGTCTGTCTGTTTAATTAATTAGGGATATTATAACAGGTTTGGTTGTATTTGTCAACCTTTATTTACCAGACATCATGTCAATGAATAGGTTGGCTCCAGCTGTAACAATTGCTACGGCTCCTAATAGCCAGTATTTTAAATTTTCTAGAGAACGGATTCTTTGGTCATTCTCATCTATCTTTAAAGACAATTCTTTGGTGAGCGTATTAATCTGCGTCATTGTACGGTCTGCTCGCTCTTCCATCCATTCTCTTTGTTTTAAATTATATTCTGTATGTGCCACCTGAGCACTTTTCATACCATCAGTCATAGCTCCTTGGAATTTTAACTTATGGTCATCTAATTCTTCTTTAAAAGCAAATCGAGCTTCTACATTAATGCGAGCTTGTGTATCTGCTTTATCTTCTATAGATACTAACTTAGAATCAAAAGTTTCTAAGACTTTTTGTTGCACAGCTATATCTTGAGCTAAAGAGACCATTTGCTCCATTGCGTCGTCAACTTTGTCAAAAAATCTTTCGATTTGTTTAACATCATTTTTGATTAATGCTATGTCTGTGTTTACACGATTGAGTTCGTCTGACACTATGTTGCTCCATATAATTGGTTATTATAACATAACAAAGAGGATTTGTCAAATATTATTTATGAGGTAATGGGTAAAATATTGAATTAAATAAAATATTTATTTGTAGGTCTGTAGTACTAAGTGGTCTACTGGTCAACTGGTTTTGACTTGGTTGCCTTTTCTTCTTTGTTATTAGTGGTTACCTTACGATAATAAACAATGACTTCTCCTAACTCTCTGATATACCTACGGAGCTCTTGGAAATTTGCCGTCATTATTTCATAGTCTTTTACTGTAGTTGCTACGAAAACTATGTCTCCACCTTGTGCAATTTTGTTCTCATCTAAGAATCTATCGAGATATGTATAGCCGACTGGCCAATTTGGATTCTCTCTATCTTCTAAATCACACGCTTTTGGTCTTTTGAGTTGTTCTACACCTTTATCGTCGAAACGTTTTGGCTCAAAAGAGATAGAACGTTTACAAGGATTAATAATAACCGCTTCAGAAACGACGCTCATTTGAACATCAGTTAAATCAATTGGTCTAGGTAGCTCAGGTTGGATTATATCAATCTGAACAGGTTTACTAACAATCTCTACTTGTCGTTGAGGTAATAAACTACAGCCACTAACTATCGTCGTCAGCAGTAGCAGTGACAGTAATGTTCTTGCTATCATTCTCTAATCCCTCAAATACTTTTTTTGTACCATTATTGATACGGGTTTCAATCATACCAGGTTTTTTAATTGCTAATAAATTAAGATTATGTCTTTTAAAAATTTCTAAATAACTATCTTTTTCTGCTTGAATAGCAGCATTAGCACGACTCATATTATTGAGTGCTTCACCTTGTTTTTCGTATGATTCTCTAATAGATTCAATCGCTTGTTTTTGTTCTTCAACAGCGACTTCTAACTTTGCGTTATTTCCTATTAGAGTTTGGTTTTGGTCAAATAAGTAATAGCACGAACCACCAAGCAGTAATAACGCGCCTAATAGTATCTGATACATTTACTCTTCCTCAATTCTATAAAATAAACCACTGGCTGACCGCACGGATATCAGCTTCTTTTCTGCAGTTATAAAAACTAGTTCTTTCCAATTGCTTTTCTTAATTTTCCGTACGCCATGGAAAATTTTATCATCAAGGTTTCCAAACTTGGTGTCGTAAGATACTGTTACAGTATATCTCTTACTAAACCAAGATAGAATCCATTCCCACACGGTATTAACCGCCGCAGTTAGATGCGTATAACTCGTTAGCTACTTTTGCAGAACAGCCGTATTTTTCTTTAACAGCATTTACACAGTCAGCTTTTGACTCACCGTCTGCATGTCTTTTCTTTAATTCAGCAACACAAGCTTTCTCGTCAAACTCTTCTTCGCCGTCGTCATCTGAATCATCTTCATCTTCTTCGACTAAGTCAGTTTCCTCAGCAACAACTTCTTCTTCTGAATCAGTCATTTCTTTGTACTTTTCTTCAAGAGCTGTACGGATACGTGCATTCATTTCATCTTCAAATGCTTCTTTTAGCTTTAGCGGATTGTTGTCAATTGCTTCAGCTATAATTTTCTCAATAGACATTTCTATTTCTCCTTAAGGTTTATATCTTAATTTTATTTATTAAACTTGTTCCATCCTAACCATCAAGCGTTCTGCTCGATTGGTCACTTGTTTATGCCATCTACTATCTCGGCCTTCAACTGCGGCTTCAGCCCAGTCACCTTCTAGTAAAGCAGCATTAAATTTTTTGAACTTACTCAAACGAGTTCGTCCCATATTAAACATCATGTTAACAAGAATTTCTTGTACTTCACCAGGGAAATCATCAAATGATTCCTCGGTATATAGTGCATGACACTCGCTTATAGCGATTTCTAAATCCTTATCAAAACAATCTTTGACTCTGTCTTCGTTAACTGGAGTACCAACTTCTTCACCATGTTCTGGGTCTGAATCTAATACTAAATGACCTACACCAAATGTAGGATAGCCGAGATGGTCTTTGTATACTTCATATACAACACCTTCGTCGATTTTCAGTTGTTCAAAAACATTATCTTTATTTTCTTGTTTCATATTTTATTCCTATGCAGGGTTAATACTAAAGTCATAATCAGCTGTACCATCTAACAAATATAATGTTTCGTCTAGTTTGGTTTCAGCATAACTAATCATGTCTGCTACTGCAGCATCACCACCAATATTAGTATGTGCCCAATTAATAATTTCTGTTTGTGTTGTTGTTCCGTCAACAGTAATATAGTTTCCTGCTGCTAAATCTTCGGAACTTAAAACACTTTGTTGTAATAGCTCAATAACTGTATTCTGATTTTGTCCTATAACATCATCAAATACGATAATTTTATAATTTACTGACTTAACAACATTAGTATCACTATTATAAGTTGGCATTGTTCTAACATCAATTAACTGTTTAGAGTTTATTTTAGCCATTTTGTTTTGCAAAATCTTTAATAGTTTTACGTTTATGTTTCTTTTGAGCCTTTTTGGAAACACCTGGTTCCCCTTGAGCTCCAACACCAAGTCCTGCAATTGCTCCACCACCTACAGAAGTCATTTCGTCCTTCTCAGCAGCTTCAATAATATCAGCCCACTCTTCAATGAATCGTAATTCTGATTCTGCAATATATTCTTCAACTAACATATCATTACTTTCTGATAATAATGTATCAGACTCTAATGTGGCTTGTTCTTTGACTAACCATAATGCAGCTGCATAACTTGCAAGT